TAACATGAAGTTGCATGGTGGTTTTGCAAACCTTTGTTGCTCGCAAGGCAGACAGAATACGAAGTGTTGAGTAGTACTATAGTAGAGTGCCTTGTGTTAGGGTTTTGTGGCACTATAAAAATACAACCAGTCATGGACAATACGTATTAGGTGCGTGGATAAGCAGAGAATAAATAATGCTGCGAAAGGTGTCTACAGAAGGCTTTAATCTCGAGCCTTCTAAATAGAATATTGGCTTATAGCTCAACGGATAGAGCACATGGCTACGGACCATGGTTTGTTGTGAGTTCGAATCTCACTAAGCCAGCCATTAAATTTAAAGGGAGAATGTCTATGAAATTATATGAATTAGCTTATTTAAATGTTGAAAAAGATAAAAACTCTAGAAATTTTGGGGTTATGAATAAATTTATCAATGGAAAAACGTCTCACAATATCGTTAAAAAGAGTAAACAAGAAAAAGAAGAAGTTATTTGTTACCTAAATGGTAGAGCAATGACTAAAAGCAAACTAGAAAAGACTTTTCCTAAGAAGAAAAATAAATCAAAGAAGAAAAAATATGTTAAAAAGAAAAATACAAAAGAGTAGTTATTAATTAGCTGCTCTTTTTTATGTAAATAAATTCAGAAGGGAGTGATTAGATGATTTATTTTGATGATATAGAGTTTCCTAATGATAATAAATACTCTTTATATTTGATTGATAAATATCTAAAGAAATATTTTTCTAAAAATCAGGATAATATTAGAAGAAAATACACTCCTAACGAGGTTGCGAAAGTAATCGGAGAAAAGGATATAACATTTTTTAGTTTATATTTTCTTAGAACGACTTTCGTGCCAAGTGATGACAACAGTGCAAGGGAATTATGTGAAGAACATTATAAAATATGGAGAGTTCTCTCGGAGGCCTTTGTACAGGATTTATACGATAAACTTAATATAGTAGAGCCTAGGGGACTTGCTAAGTCAACTATATGTGATAAAACACTTGCAATATGGTTACATTGCTATAAAAAATCAAAGTTTACTCTATTAGGAGCCAAAACTGCAGATGATGCCGAGCAATTCTTAAATTCTATAAAGAAAGAGTTTCTAGAAAATGAGCTTATAAAAGATGTATTTGGAAACTTAATAGATTTAAAAGGTAAAAAGCCTAATTCGAAAGATTATTACAAGGTTAATTCAGGCGAAATTGAGTTTACCAATGATACATATATAAGAGCAGTAGGTTCAACTACTTCTGTCCGTGGTGCTAACTGGGGAGGTGTAAGACCCACGGTAGTTATTGCCGATGACTATCAATCCGAAGTTGATGTTATAACTGAAGATGCTAGAGAAAAGAAATGGAATAGATGGTGTAAAGAAGTAGAGGAAGTTGGAGATACTGCAGTATTTAGAAAGGGTAGAAAAGTTAAAGCAGCAACTAAGTTTGTAAGTATAGGAACAGTTTTACACATTGATTGCTTAATAAGTAGACTTAGTAGAAACAGAGACTATCATACGATTATTAATAGAGCAGTTTTATTAGAAGATGGCCAAACTATTGATGATATATTTGAAAGTGATTTATGGCTTGAATGTAAAAAGATTTATTTTGATGATAAAATAGAAGATCCTCAAATACAGGCTAGAAAATTTTATGAAAAACATATAGATGAAATGAAATATCCATTACTATGGGAAGAAAAATGGGATTTCTTTAGTGATATAGCAGTTAAATATTGGACTAATAGAAAATCATTTATGTCAGAAAAAATGAATGATGCTAGCACGCTAGGAGTTAGATGGTTCAAAGCTATAAGAACTCAAGCAGAAGAAGAAATTGAGGACCATACATTCTTAAAAACTATGTTATGTGTGGACCCTGCTGGTGAACAATCAAGAAGATCTGACTTCTTTGCAATGGCTGTAGGTTCATTAGGAGAAAATGATTTTAAATATATAAGAAAAATGATATTAGCTAAAATGAGTTATAAACAGTATTGTCAAACAGTCATAGACCTTTTAAAAGAATATACAGATATAACTCATCTATATATAGAAAAAAATACATATTTAGGGGCCGATGTTACCACTATTACAGAAATGATTGACAAAGATTATGAGTTAAAACGTAGAAATATTATTATTCTAAATGAAATGTCTAGAAGAAATAAAGATGAACGTATTTCAACGATAATAGAAGAGGTAAACAATGGCCAATTAGTTTTTAATAACAATAATAAAGATTTTACACAACAAATATTAGACTTTCAAGGCACAGCTTATAGCCCTCATGATGATGCTCCAGATATAATAGCTGAGTTATCTAGAAGGTTAATTGAAATAGAAGTAAAAAATATAATAAGAATTATGGATAGGCGAAAACTAGGTGTTTAATATGAAAAAATATAAACCTATTGATGAGGTTTTAAAAGTTTATGATGTTCCTAAAGAGTTATGGGAATCTGAAAGTTTAATGAAAGAAAAACCGAACTGGAATAAGACAAATTATACCGAGTCGGAAAAAATATACCAAAATAAAGAATTTATTATATTGAAAGTTAAAAGCAATAAAAAGATTGGATTTATTGTATATAATACGAAAAAAGAGTGGGAAAATGGACACTCTCATTTAAATTCTAGAACTATTGCAGAAATAGTAATAAAAAATGTAATTTACAAAAGAAAACCTAAAACAAATAACTTGTATGTGCTTAAAAGTCATGCAAGAGTTTCAAATGATGAAAAATATATCAAATTTATTGAAGAATTAATAGAAGTTAAAAAAAGTAAGAGTAAAAATAAATATGTAAATAGGAAAGGAGGGAGGAAATGAGTAGTCTTAATAATTTAGTCTTTAATCTAGCCAAGATAGGTAATGTGTTTAATAATTTAGACATACCTGAAAATTTAGATCTTGTAAGGTATTCATACATGGATTATATTACGAAAGTAATGGAATATGACCGAATATATGAATATTATTGTGGTGAAAGTAAAGCTTTAAGAGAATATAAAATGATAACCTCCAGATCTAACTTAAAAATTAATACTAATTTCATAAAGAAATTCGTTAAAGAAGAAACTAGCTATACCGTAGGAAATCCAGTAACTTATGAAAGTACTTCTGATGAAGAAATGCAACTTATTGAAAAAATGAAAGACATTTTTTATGATTGGGATGAAAACCACGATGCACATTTAATGAATTATTTAAATTTATTTACAAGAATATATGAATTATATTACATAGATGCAGACGGTAATTTCTCAGCTAAAATTATAAAACCAACTGAAGGGTATGCTTATAGAGATTATAATGGAGAAACTTTATTCTTTGTTCATTTCTTTGATGCTGAATTTGAAGAAGATGTAGAAGTAAATGGCAAAATAATATCTGCAAGGCCTAAATATATTGATGTATATACAAAAGATTTTATATATCATTTTAATGACAATTTCGAAGAAATAAGAAGTAAAGACAATAACAAATTTAAACGAGTACCTGTTTCTGTAGGTGTTATAAGTACAGAAGATTATAAAGATAGCTTAGCAAGAGATATTGCTGGATTACAAGATGCATTAGAAACAAATCTCTCAGATATGGGTAATGAAATTTCTGATTTTAGAAATGCTTATATGGTTCTAGAAAATTGTCAATTTGAAAAGGATGAAGATTTAGAAGAAATGAAAGCAAAAGGGATTTTAGAAGTTGGAAAAGATGGTAAAGTTAAATGGTTAATTAAAGATATAAATGATACTTTTGTACAAAATACAATTGATAGATACATAGATTTAATTTATCAAATTGGCTGTCACATAAATCACAATGAAAAACTACAATCTAATCTAAGTGGTATAACTCTTAGAAGTAGATTGATCTCTCTTGAAAATAAATGTACAACATTGATAAAATCTCATAAAAATATACTTAAAAATAGAATTAGATTTATATGTGAGTATTTAAGCATGAAGAAAGAAGGAGATTTTAATTATAAAAGAATTAAGATTATTTACACTCCAAATATACCACAAGATAATCTTTCTACTGCTCAAATGCTTAGTCAAGTTCCAGATGGAGTAATCTCTAATCAAACAGCAAGAACTTTATTTGGATTTATAACCAATCCACATCAAGAAGGGGAACAAGTCAAAAAAGAAATGGAAGAAAATCAGCAATTTGAAGATGAAAGTTTAGGTGAATTGTATGGCGATAAACACCAACACACAGAAGCAAACATCGAAGAATAGAAGTGCTGAAGAAACTAAAAGTTTCATGGAAAAAGCATATAATCAGGCCGAACAGGAACTTGAAAAATATCTTAAAAAGATGAATAAAACAGATAAGCAGATTAGAGAGTTGATGGAAACTGCTAATTTTGCTTACCAAATAGAAAAGACATCAAAAGATTACAAAAGCGCTGAAAGATTTCTTGTTATAGCAGTTCTATCAATGCTTAATAACGAAGATGAATGGCTTGAAGATTTAATAGATAACTTCTTTGATGAAATGTTTGAAGAAATTGTAGAGTATTTTGGATATTTTGTAGACAATGAAGAAAAACAGAAAATATTAAATAGAAAATACGAAGGTAAAACGTATAAGCAAAGAATACAAAGCAATATGGCTAAAATAAATAATCGAACTAAAAAAAGATTGAAAATAGCTTATAACAAGAAGAATTTATATAATATTGCATCATGGCTAACACAAAGACAAAAGATGAGTAGAAAAAGAGCAAGAGGAATATTGATATCTGAGCTTAGTAGAATAGCAAATGATATTTTTATTTATTGTAATAAAGATAAAAAATTTATGTATTGTTCAGTTTTAGAAGAAAGAACATGCAGTGATTGTGAAAGTATGCATGGTACTATTTTAACTGCTGAAGAAGCTTATGATTTAATACCACAGCACAACTTCTGTAAATGTTACTTTATAGTTATAAGATGATAGGAGAATGTTAATGAAAAAAGTATTTATATCTCAACCAATGAGAGGATTAACCGATGAAGAAATATTAGAAAAAAGAAGTGAAATAAAAAAAGATATAGAAACCAAAATAAACGAAGAAATAGAATTTATAGATTCGTTTTTACAAGATTATCCTGGAGAAATTAATAAACATATACCAGTTTGGTACTTAGGTAAATCAATACAATTATTATCTCAAGCAGATATGATATATCTCGGAGAAGGTTGGGATAAAGCAAGAGGATGTAAAATAGAATATGAAATAGCAAAAGCATACGGAATAAATATAATAGGTTGTTAGGAAGGCAAATAAATGGATACTAGAATATCATACAGAGAAAGATATCTAAGAAAATCAGAAAGTTTATTCGGGAAGTCAAGAGAATATATTTGTTTTTCAGATGATACTTATAAAGAATTTGTAGAATTTATTAATAATTTAAAAGGAATACCGAAGAAAAATAGATTAATAAATAAAATGAGAGATTATAGAAAAGGTTTAAGATAGGTTTACATAATTCAACCTTCTAAAATCAATTCTAAGGTACTTGCAAAAAGTCCCTTGATAGTTTATATCTTTGGAAATAAATAGAAATTGCATAAAGAATGATTAAATGGAAAAATTATTTGATTTTGTATCATTACCTAGTGATGCTATAGAAGTTAAAGTAATAAAAAGACCAAAACAGAAACCTTTAAAGAAACTAAAATTAAATGGGGCTACTTATTATTTATCTGAAGATAATGAAAATTATTATACTTTCAAATATAAAAGTTTCGCTAAGGATAAAGTAAAAAGCCAAGTAGTAGCAAGTATATTCAACAAAGCAAAGTGTAAAAATGTAGATTGGTTTGAGTTAGCTCAATTATACAACGATAAGATAAATGAGTATAATCAAAAATCTTATGTACATGACCAATATATCACAGATACAATATTGACCGAAATATATAAATTAACAAGATAATAAAGTCCGAAAGGGCTTATTTTTATGCTCCGAAACGAGGGTAAACTAAAAAATGTCACTGGTTCATTTATGAGTTAGTGGGATAAGGAGATTTAATATGAGAAAAAGTGAATTATTAAAACTTGTAGAAAAGTTTGACGATGAAGATAACATAAACGAAGTATTGTTAGGAACTGATGTTGAAAAGCAAATTAAAGCGAGTGCACTAACTTTAGAAAACTTTAAAACATTAGCAGATAGTAATGCTGATTTTATAGCTTATCTTGATAGTTTAAAAGATACACATGTAAATACCGTTATAAAAACAATGAAAGAAAAAGGGACTTGGGAAAAACAATTCAGAGATGTAATTGAAGAAAAATATCCTGATTTGTATAAAGTAGAAGATCCTGTTATTGCTGCTTTACAAGAAAAAGTTGCTCAAATGGAAAGAGAGAAACAAGAAGCAGATAAGAAAGTTGCTCGTCAAGAAAAGATTAATGAAGCTATTAAAAGAAGAAAAGAAAATCAAAAGAATGCAGATATTCTTGAATTATTAACTGCAGATTCATTGGAAGATAGATTATCTGATGACAATTTGACTAAATTCGATACTTTAATAGAAAACATAATTAAAAAAGACAGAGAAACTTATATAAAACAAGGTAATTATCCTCCTGGTGCTGGAAAAGGTGAAGGTACCGGAGGAAGTGGAGAAAAACCACTTACCTTGCAAGAGGCTATGAAAATAGCAAATGAAAATCCTGATGTAAATATAGATAGTTTAATGTCTAGAGTTCAAACATCAGCTAATAAAGAATAAGAAGGGAGGGCAATTATATGCCTGGTATATTTGATAAAAAAATATTTAATACAGAAGTATTTAATAAATACACTGAAAGAGTGCCTAACTTAAGAAAAAATGAATTATTAAAATCAAGAGCTTTAGTAGCTAGAAATGATTTAAAAGCTGCAATGACAGACCAAGTAGGTGGAAACTATGTTGTAACTCCACTTAAAGGTTTAATAAGTGGTTCTACTCCTTTAAATTATGATGGTAAAACTGATATAACATCCCAAAACACAGAAACTTATATGCACTCAAGAGTTGTTGTAGGTAGATCTCAAGCATGGACAGAAAGAGATTTCTCTTATGATATAACTGGCGGTGAAGATTTTATGGAAAATATAGCCGCACAAGTTGTTGATTACTGGGATGAAGTAGACCAAGATACAATTTTATCAATATTAAAAGGTATCTTCTCTATGACTGGTACTGGAAATAAACCTTTTGTTGATAATCATACTGCCGATATAACTAAAGAGTTAGAAGCAAATACAATGGGCGTAACTACTTTAAATACTGCTATGCAAAGAGCATTAGGAGATAATAAATCTAAATTTTCTTTAGCTATAATGCATTCAGCTGTAGCAACTAATTTAGAAAACTTAAACTTACTAAATTATTTAAAATACACTGATAAAAACGGTGTTCAAAGAGATTTAGGATTAGCAACATTAAATGGTAGATTAGTGGTGATTGACGACTCAATGCCTACTGAAGAAGTAGCAGAACAATATATGAAAGTTGATTCAACTGTTGAAGGTGCATTAAAAGTAGTTGCAAGTAGTGCTACTGGAGCCCAAATAAATAAAGCTGAAGTAACTCCAACTGTTGCTGGATATACTCCTGCTAATGATGATTATGTAGTAAAATTACCTGCATATACTTCTTATACTACATATGTTTTAGGTGAAGGTGCTATAGAATACACAGATGCAGGTGTAAGAGTTCCAAGTGAAACTGATAGAAATCCATCTAAAAATGGTGGACAAGATACCTTATATAGTAGACAAAGAAAATGTTTTGCACCATATGGTATAAGCTTTACAAAATCATCTATGGCATCTGAATCACCAACTACTGCCGAGTTAGAAAAAGGAGTTAACTGGGAATTAGTAAGTAATATGGATGGTTCAAGCAAAAAATATATCAACCATAAAGCAATTCCTATAGCTAGGATAATTTCTAGAGGGTAATTTTTTAATTGTAATTTCTAGAGAATAATTTCTAAAGGATAGGAGTTGTTTTAAATGACTAACTTGGATTTAATATTACAAGAAAAGTTTCCTAACGAAAGCGAATCAAGCTTAGTCATTCATAAACAACTTGCTACTCAAAAGCTATTACTTTATTTTAAGAATAGACTTAATAGAACTATAACAGCTGAACAATTAGAAACAG